CAGTCGATCTCTTATGTGGTGACTTCCTCTGCTTCCCTAGAGGCATTGGATAAACTCTCGATTACGCCGGGAACGAATACTCTAGCTGGTACTTATACTCGTACAACTACGACTGTTACCGTAACGGCAAACAATCATGGGCTAAATACCAATGCGTATGTTTATTTTGACGCAACGTCTGGCGGTGCTGCTGACGGGTTTTATCAAATAACGCGAGTAAACGACAACAGTTTCACATTTACTACTGCGGCTTCAGGCACGATTACGACGAGTAACTGTACTTTATCGTTGCCATCGATTGATGCTGCGTCAATTACGCTGGATGATCGTGCTTATGCAGGTGGTGCTTGGTTCCTAGCGGCGGTTTACGGTCAAAAAGTGTACGGATTTACGGGTAATGCTGCTGAAGCCTCGGTGACTACTAACGATATAGACATTGGCAGGAGCTTAATGACCCTAGTTAAGCCGATTGTTGACAATGGCAGCGGTGATGTAGCGGTATCTAGCCGAGTATTGCTCCAAGATAACGTGACTTTTACGGATTATGCCTCTCCAGACTCAATAAATCGGGTGTCTGTACGGTCTAGCGGTAATTATCATAGGGTAAAGGTACGTCCTACGGGAAGCAATTGGCGTACTGTGGTGGCTGTTGATGTCGATATAACGAAAGCTGGTGATCGATGACCCGTCAATTTCGCACATTACCGCCATTTGGAGCCTCGGAGCGTGATGTTGCTGAGGTTGTTCGTGGCGTTATGGACGGGAAGACGAATAACACTGGACTTCTGACCCTAGCGACAGGAAATGCGGTTACAACGACCCTCTACGACGGGCGTATAGGCTATGACAGCCTTATTTTCTTTGTTCCGGTATCTAATGCTGCCGAGGCTGATTCGGCTCCCTATGGGGCGTTTCAGGACTCTACAGACCAAACGGCTGCGAACACGACTACAGCCTATGCAGTTACATTTAATACAACAGATTATTCCAATGGAATCTACCTTTCTAATAGTTCTAGGCTTAATGTTAGGAATTATGGAATTTACAACATTCAGTTTTCTTTCCAATTTAAGAACACTACTAACGATAGTCAAGACGTAGATATTTGGTTCCGTAAGAATGGGTCGGATATAGCTAACTCAAATAGCCGTTTTGCTATGTCAGCAAGGAAAAGCACAGGTGATCCGAGTCACTTGATTGCCGCGATGAATTTCTTTATTGAAATGAACGCTAATGACTATGTAGAAATCATGTGGCGTGTTACAAACACTGGCGTATCACTTGAGCAATATGGGACTAGCACTAGCCCTACCAGACCAGCGATTCCTAGTGCTATTGTTACGGTATCCTACATTGCACCATCGGCTACAACGAATCTTTACGTTTCAAGCCAGCAACAAGGTGAGGCAACTGTCAGTCATTGGGCTAACAGTACGGCAAATAAAACTTACGGATACATTATCGTCGGATGATTGAATTCAAACTGATCGAGCCTGACCAACTCAGAAACTGGTGGATGAGCGTCAAGCCCGGACTAGAGGAAATAAAGAAACGTAGCCCTGAGAACTGGATACCAGAGGATGTGTACGCAGACTGTTGGAATCAGAAATCTTTTCTATGGGTAGCGTTAAAAGATAGTCATTTTGCAGGGTACTTTGTACTACAGCCTGTGAACCAAAAGCTCCATGTTTGGGCGGCTTGGACGTTAGAAAATGATTATCAGTTGGTGGAAAAAGGTTTACAATTTATCAAAGATATGGCAAGGGAAGCTAACTTTAAGTATTTGAGTTTCTCTAGTCATCGTCCGGGGTGGGGTCGTAGGGCTAAAACCTATGGATTCCGTCCTAGAGAATGGATTAGCGAGGTGTAATATGGGTGGCGGTGGAAGCGAACAAAAGACGGAAATCGACCCGGAATTTAAGCCGTTTATGAAGTTTGGCTTGGAAGAAGCCAAGCGACTTTATGAAGGGATGCCAGCAGCACCGTCAACACTAGCGGTTAGTCCGTCTGCTGCTACGTTACAAGCGATGTCACTAGCCGAACAACGTGCCTTGGCTGGTTCTCCGCTAACAGGACAGGCTCAAAACGTACTAGCTCAGCAAATGGGTTATACGAGTCCCTATGCCGGGAAGATCGAGGCTATGGGGATGGGTGCTTACGATCCATCGGCAGGTTTCTATCGTTCCATGATGGAAGGTCAGCCGGAATCTGAGGCTGCTCGGCTAACTAAATCGACTGCTGGCGGTGCATATTTAAGCGGTGCTAGTCCGTACCTTCAGGGTGCGTTATCTCAGGCTAATCGTCTAGCTGGTGAGGCTTTTGGCGAGAGCATGAAGGACTTACAGGCTAAGGCTGCTGCTGCTGGTCGTTACGGCTCAGGTGCAATGGCACAACAGACTGCCAGAAGTCAGGATGTTTTAGCTAGAGCGTTAGCAGAACAGAATCAGCAAGCGTTCCTACAGAATTACCAGCTAGAGCGTCAGGCACAAGAACAGGCTATGGGTCGTTTGGGTGGCTTAGAGCAACAGGCGATAGCGAATCGCTTTGCAGGTGCTGGTGGTCTAACGGCTGGTGAGCAAGCGGCTTTAAGAACTCGTCTAGGGGCTTTAGGGGCTGCTCAAGAGATTTCTGCTGCTGACCTAGCCAGACAGCAACAAGCGGCTCAGTTAGCTCCAGCGTTGGCTGCTCAGGATTATTCGGATATTCAGAAACTCTTACAGGTTGGTCAAGGTCGAGAGTCTTACGAACAGCAAGCTATTGAAGGTGCATTGAAGGCTCAGGATATTCCGCTAGATCGTTTGCGTCGTACCACTAACATCTTCTATGGTGCGCCATTGGAGACTAAGACAGCTACTTCAGGGGGTAAATAATGGGTGCGCCAATGATTCTAGGTGCTGCACTAGGGGGTGGAATCTCTGCCGCTAGGGGTGGTAATCCGCTACTAGGTGCATTGCTTGGTGGTGTAGGTGGTGGGATGTTTGGTGCGGCTAGTGGTGCTGCTAATGCTGCTGCTACCGCAGGTATGACAGGTGCTGCTCCTGCTTCAATTGGAACGACTGCTGCTGCTGCTACGCCAGCATCTGCACTCCAAGGGGCAACTAGTTCAATATTTGCTAACCCAACGATGCCTGTTTACGGTGCTACAGGTGGTTCTACAGGGTTAATCCCATCGATTACTGCTCCGGCAACATTAGCAGATCAATTTAAGGCTGTTGGTCAATTTAGTAGAGAAAATCCATTTGCCATGCAGATGGCTTCTAATGCTGCTCAGGAAGAATTTAGACAGAAACAGGTGCAAAACCCCGGATTGCTACGAGGCAGACCAGCAGAAGAACAGGCAATGCCTTATTCCTCGCCAATCCCTAAAATCAGTCTGTTATAGGTGACATATGGCATTAGAAGATTACGTCCCTAATATCTTTGGTGGTACTCCGACCGTTTATCAAGGGTTGTTGAGTCCACAGGAACAGGCTTCATTAGAAAAGCGTTCTAACCTAGCTGGCTTGCTAGGTTTTGGTGCTGCATTGGCTCAGGGAATGAGTGGCGGTGGTTATCCTCGTTCCGCGCTACAGAATATCTTGTCTGCTGCTGCTCAAGGGTTTGCAGGTGCAGGTCAGACGTATCAGGCTGGTATTGGTCAGTTGGCAGAAGTCCAGAAGTTGCAACAGTCCAGAGCGCAGATTAACGCGATCAATCAGTTACTCCAAGACCCAAGAGTAGCTAACGACCCGATGATGCAAGCGTATATCAGGGCTAACCCTGCTGAGGCTATCAAATACTTTGCTGAGATGGCTCCGATTCGTGAGGCTATTAGCCCAACACCATCGTTGATTAGCCCTATTGCTCCGATGGCTGCTCCTGCACCACAACCTGCGCCACAACCACAAGTTCCATTTATGCGTGGTGCTGATTCTCAAGAGATGCCCGAGTTCTCTGGTCAGCCTGAGACTTATCCTATCCCGATGGAAGGTGTTGAGCCTCAAGAAGTTCAAGAAACTAATGTGCTTCCTGAAGTAGTCGTACAAGCACAGGCTCCTAAAGTTGATCCGTTGGTTGCTCGTAGAGATGCGCTAATTGCTGAGAACGAGCGTTTATCTCGTATTCCTACTAAATTGGCTCAAGATCGTATCGAAGGCAACATCAAGCAGATTGATACGCTTGATAAGCAGTTGAGTCGCAGAGCAGTTCAGGATTTTGACTTTAGCGTTATTAAAGACACTATTCCTCCGCAGTTCAAGGGAGAGGTTGATAAGTTAGAGCAACTTGCTGTAACAGGTGCGATTACTGGTAATGAACTCAGACAAGGTTTGCAAGACCTTAACAAACGTGCAATGGAGTTTGTTACTAAGAAAACTGATTACACGAACCAAGATCGTCGTGTGGCTGCTGGTATGTTCCAAGGCAGACCGATTGAGGAATTGAATCCTGCTGAACTCATGCAACTTGAGAATAAGTTGTTTGAGTTGGAAATAGCAAAGCGGAAAGCTGGCGCTACCGTTATTGATATGGGTTCAAGAGAGATGGAAAAGGAATTTGCTAAAGGTGTCGTTGAAGATACTAGAGCATCTTTCCAACAAGCTAAATCTGCCGTTAATACTGTTAAAACAATTCAGAGTATTCAGCCCTTATTAGATAAGGGTGTTTACTCAGGTTTTCAAGCTGGTGCGCCTCGCGCTGTTGACCAATTTGCTACTGCTTTGGGTGTGTCTGGAAAGAATACTCAAGAAAAACTAGCAAATACTGCTGTTGCAATGCAAAGACTTGCCTCATTAGAGTTGAGTGCTGCTGAAGCAATGAAGGGTCAAGGGGCAATTACAGAGAATGAACGTAGTTTGATTGCTAGGGCGGCTGCTGGTAACTTGCGTGACTTTACTGATGTTGAAGTTAGGTCATTGCTTTCGTCGCTTGAGAAGATTGCTCAACAAAAGATAGCCTCTCATCAGCAGAACTACGAAATAATGAGTAACGATCCTATTGGCAGCAAATATTCTAAGTATTACAAGATAGAGGCTCCTGCTGCTCCTACAAAGAAATATAACCCTGCTACCGGAAGGATTGAGTAATGGCAAAGGTTATTGAGGTTCCCGGCATGGGGAAAGTTGAGTTTCCTGATTACATGACAGATCAGGAAATTTCTGCTGCTATCCAGAGAAATATGCAGGGTTCCGTAATGGAGCAAAAGATTCCATTCTCTCCTAGAGTGGAAGCGGCTAGGTCTGCTGCTCAAGGCGCGACTTTTGGATTTGCTGAGGAACTAGAGGCTGCTTTGCGGTCTGGTGCTGTATCTGGCAAACAATACGAGCAACTTAGAGACCGTCTTAGAGCGCAGCAGGGTGCATTTCAGGCTGAATATCCTGTTACTGGTGGAGTTACTGAGTTTGGTGGTGCTTTATTGGCTCCATTTGCTGCATTTAAGACGCTTGGGAAGGCGGCTCCTGCTGTCCAAGAGGCGGTAACTGGTAGGACACTTCCGGGTCAGATAGCTAGGGGTGCTGGTGTTGGTGGGGTTACTGGCGCATTAACTGGCGTTGGTACTGCGACTGACGATGTTTCTGGCAAAGCCTTAGAAACTGGTGTTTTTGGTGCTACTGCTGGTGCTGTTATACCTGCCGCAATTCGTGGTGCTGGTACTGTAATTCGTAATGTTCTAACGGCTTCTGGCATAGGAGATCAGCCGGGAGCAGCCTCAAAAATGATAATGAATAGGCTGCAAAAGGAAGATTTAAGTCCTGATGAGGCTCAACAGATACTTGATGACTTGCGTAAAGTTGGCGTTCCTAACCCTGTTATTGCTGACTTGGGTAAAAGCCTTAGAGACCTAGCGTATGCTGGTTATGTTGTTCCTTCAAAGGCAAAGGGTGCTACAGAGGCGTTTCTTGAGTCAAGGTTAATTGACCAACCTAACGATATTGTCAAAGCACTAGCAGATAAAGCAAATCTCAGCCAAAACGTAAGTGGTTACGAGTATTTGAATAGCCTCGTAAAGAACCAACAATCTGCTGCTAGAAGTGCCTATCCAAAGGCTTATAGTAAGGCTGTAGATGCTAGAGATTTCCGTAAGTATGTTGATCGTCCTGTATTCCAACAGGCTTACGAGGAGGCTGTAAAACGGGCTGGTGTTCGCGGTGAGACATTGCCTGACCTAGAGCAGATTCGTAATGCTCAATTTGTGCCTACTGATGTGTTGCACCAAATCAAGATTGGTCTTGATCGTATCGTTGAGGGTCAGACTGACATTACTGGAAAAGTAACGGCTTACGGTAGGGATGTTGTCGGAGTTCGTAAAGAATTTAATGATCTAATCAAAGCAAAGAACGAAGATTACCGGATTGCCAACGCTAAATTTGCCGATTCTGAGCGTATTCAAGATGCTTTCGTCTTAGGGCAGAAGTACCAGAGACTTGATCCAAAAGAAGCAATGGATAAGTTGAAAGGCATGAATAACGCAGAAAAAGAGTCTTTCCGTTTAGGAATGATGGCAGACGTTAATGAGCGTTTGGCTAATTTCAAAGGCGGTGACTTTACTCGTCAAATCTTCAAAAGCCCTAAGCAAAAGTCTTTGTTACGTTATGCGTTTGAGGATGAGGGCAAGTTTAATGAGTTTTCTAAAGTTGTTTCGGCATTAGAAGAACAGTCAAAAACAGCTAAAAACATTATCAGAGGGTCTCCAACAGGCGAGAGATTGGCAACTGGTGAAAGTGCTGCCGAACTAGGTCAATTAGCTCAGACTTACGCTACTAGGGGTATGACTGGTGTAGCTATGGATTTAGCTCGTCAAGGATTGGCTAGAACCAGAGGTATTAGCGGTGAGACTTCAGCAGAGTTACAGAGAAGATTATTCGCTGTTGATCCTGTTGAGCAAAGAGCAATCTTAGATGAATTGAAGAAACGAACGCAATCAGTTCGACCTATAGGTAATGTTCCGGCAGCTGCTGGTTTGGGTACTGTAACTGGGCTATTGGGTCAGTAAGGATAATCATGGCAAAGAACAAGATTAGCGAATACAGCGCAACAGCGGCTAATAACACTGACATTGGTGGGATTAACATTGCTGAAGGCTGTGCGCCGAGTAACATCAATAACGCGATTCGTGAGTTGATGGCACAGCTAAAAGACCAGCAGACGGGTGCTGATAGCGATAACTTTACTGTTGGCGGTAACTTATCTGTGTCTGGTAGCGTTACCCTAACGACTGCTTTGCCTATAGCTCAGGGCGGTACTGGTCAGACTACAGCATCGACAGCGATTAACGCGCTGATGCCTTCTCAGACAAGTAACTCAGGTAAATACCTAACGACTGACGGTGTTAGCGTTGCTTGGGGTACTGTTACTCCGGGAACTGGTACGGTCACTAGCGTAGGTCTAACGTCTAACCTATCGGGTATTACGGTTTCTGGAACAAACCCTATTACATCAACAGGTACGTTTGCATTAAACGGTACGTTAAACGTGGCTGCTGGTGGTACTGGTGTAGCTTCACTATCTACAGGTGCAGTATTGGTGGGTAACGGTACGTCTGCTGTATCGTCGGTAGCTCCTAGCTCTAGCGGTAACGTCCTAACTTCTAACGGTAGCTCTTGGTCATCGTCTGCCCTTCCTACAGCCTCATCGACTGTTTCTGGCATTGTTAATACTGGTAGTCAAAATTTCGCAGGAACCAAGACATTTGATACTGCTCCTGTAAGTTCTGCTGGATATAACTTTACGACAACTAGTTCTTTGTATTGGACTGGTGCTGAGGCTCAGATTCGTATCGCTGGCAATATGCGCCTGTTTGTTGGTGCGACATCGGCTGGCTTTGACCTATCAGACGTTCAAAAAGTCGGTGGTGGCTCATTTAACAGCTACTCAGACTCACGTTACAAGCAGGACATTAGTGCCTATACTAAGGGTCTAGCGGAACTAAAGCAGGTTAATCCTAAGAACTACCGCTTTACCGCTGAGTTTATGAAGTCTGATGCTCCGTCACAGCAGTTTGTCGGGGTTATCGCTCAGGAATTAGAAGGTACTGCCTTTGCAAATTGCGTCAAAACAGACAATAATGGGTATAAGATTGTTGATACTTCAGAACTTACTTTTGCCTTAATTAACGCGGTTAAAGAGCTTACACAAAGGATAGAACAGCTAGAGGGTGGAAATGCTTGACGTAGGGAAAACATCATCAGCGGCGACTTATGGCGGTTCTGTGACCGCCATCTTTTTTGGACTGACCGCTAACGAATTTGCTGCGCTAGGTGGTTTAGCAATAGGTATTATCGGATTGATAATTGGCACTTGGTATAAACACCAACACCTAAAGATTGCCAGAAAGAATCAGAAGCCTGATCCAGAGGAATAAATCGATCCGCTAACGCTACTTGCTGCTGCTAATGCTGCGGTTGCGGCTGTAAAGAAAGGTTGTCAACTTTACAAAGATATCAAGGGTGCAGCAGGTGAAGTTAAGGACGTTCTGGATGATTTGAAGGCACAGTACAACAAGATCGTTGACCCGACTCCGGCGCAAAAGCAACAGTACCATGCTGAAGTCCAGAGGGTTCAGGAGATAGCGAAGGCTGACCCTAACGATGTGTTTACGGACATTGGCAACCAGCTAGGTACGCTGATGGATTCTTACGATGCGATCAGTAAGTTATTCCTTAAAGAACAATTAGAGGCTAAACAGGTTTACAAGGGTGAGGAGTCAATAGGTAGGAGAGCATTAAAGCGGATATTGATTACAACTAGGCTTGATGCGATGTTAGCTGAGATACGCGAAACGATGGTTTACAAGGCTCCACCAGAGTTAGGGGCATTGTGGAGCAAGTTCGAGGAGATGTGGCAGCGTATCGTCAAAGAGCAAGAAGAAGCTCACGCAGAAGAACTTAGGCTAGCTCAGATAGCATCATGGCGACGAAGAAAAAGGATAGCGGAAATCAAGTCAAAGGTGGCGTGGGTTTCAGCAGTAGTTTTCGTAGTTCTATGGGCGGTGGGTCTAATGTGGCTGACGACAAGAAGCGCGATGATGAAAACATCCCTTGGACTTTATTGATTACTGTCATGGCGGTGTTATTAACTTTCTTTATCGTAATGCCACTACTCGCGTTTATGTACTACGATATGTTCTATGCCCATCAAGCCGCCATCATCGAGATTAGAAAGATGAAAGAACTACGGCGAGAGATACTGATAGAGAGGATGTATCGTGATTGACCGCAATGCTTTCAGGAAATTTATTCCTCACTCTAAGTACCCGGATCAATGGTACGACGCTTTATTCAGCCAGCAGACAGAACTAGGTGGTAAGTCTCTCCTAGAAGAATACGAAATAACGACTCCGAACCGTATAGCCTCATTCCTAGCCCAATGTCATCACGAATCAGGTGGATTTGTGTGGCTAACGGAAAACCTGAACTACTCTGCTTCAGGACTTCTTAAAGTATTTCCTAAGTATTTCCAGACCGACTCACAGGCTAAGTCTTACGCTAAACAGCCGGATAAGATCGCTAATTACGTCTATGCGAATCGTATGGGTAACGGTGATGAGGCTAGCGGAGATGGGGCTAGATACAAGGGTCGAGGACTGATCCAGCTAACGGGCAAGGATAACTATTTCTGGTTCGCTGCTAGCCTAGAGATGACTCCTGAACAAGCCTCAGAATACACACAGACGTTTGAAGGTGCTGCACAGTCTGCTTGCTGGTTCTGGGAGACTAACAAGCTCAATCGATTCGCTGATGCCAATGACTTACGAGGCATGACTAAGGTCATTAACGGCGGTTATAAGGGTATGGAAGATAGAGAGGCTCAGTATGCGCGTGCTTTGGCTGTTGTTCATTCTTAGTTTGGCAGGATGTGATCGCTTTCGTTACCCTTGCCAAGACCCTGAGAACTGGGAAAAGAAAGAGTGTAAAAGACCTTATTGCAGTAGTACCGGAACCTGTCCAGATCAGCTAACGAAGCCAGAGGAAATCAATGAACCCCCTAAAGTTAGTCAGCCAGTTCCTTGCAATGACACAGGAACAGCACGATGCGGTAATTAAGTTCTGCATTGCTGTTACCTTCTGTTTTACTGTTGTCATCATGGTAGGCGTATCACTCTATAGTGTTGTATTTGTGACACAGCCCATGAATGGCATGGCTCCGGCAGATAAGCAGTTCTTCCTAATTCTGAGCGATATGAGCAAGTACATATTGGGAAGTCTTGCAACGCTCCTCGCGGTCAAGGGTAAGGATGCTATAGCTCCGTTTGTGCCACCGGGACTATCTACAGCAGCAGAACGTGAAGACAAGCCTAAAGTGCCTCCACAGTCCCCTACACAGGCTCCTATACGCATGGAACCAACGATTGCACCAATAGCTTCAGCAGGTTATAACGGTAAAGCATCACCTGAACAACCACCTCACCCGGAGATCACATGATTGCACTCACATTACGAATGGTTGGGACTGTCGTTCTTAGTCTTTTACTTGTGTTTAACATTCACGCTGGCGAGACAAAGAAGGTCTGTCACGTTGAGAAAAGACAAGGCAAGGAGAAAGAAGTTTGCCGCGAGGTTAAAGTCCACAAGAAACTTGATGGCACTAAAGTACCGCCGAAATGAACCCTTACGTCATCATTGGCGTTGTAGTAGCCATAGGCGTTGCAGGAGCCGGAGGTCTGTATCAAGGACACCAGCTAGGCAAGGCTGAGGTTCAACAGGCTTGGGATAAAGAGAAAGCCGAGCAATACGCTCAGTACGCTAAGGCTCAAGAGGAAGCTAGGGCTAAGGAGCAGGAACTACAGTCTAACGCTGACAAGTTAAGGAAAGAGAAAGATGCGGAAATCAGGAATATTACTGCTAGGGCTAATGCTCTCTCTAACAGCTTGCAGCAGCGTCAAACCCGCCCCTCCGAAACAAGTTCCTTGCCCAGTTCCTCCGGCACTAGACCGAGTGGCTGTACCGCAAGAGAGCTTTTTAGAGAGGACGCAGAAATGGCTGTCCGGTTCGCTAGAGAAGCCGACGAACTCAGAACAGCCCTTACCCAATGCTACGCCCAATACGAAGCCCTAAGAAAGTGACTTCTGAGCCTCTGTAGCGATCTCTGAGGCTGTTTTTATCATCTGGTCATAGGTCTGACCACTACCCCTAGCAATTAAGCCTCCTAGAGCCGCTGCGAAGAAGATACGCCAGTCATCGTTGACTGGTACTTCCGTAACTGGTTGCCACTTAGGATCGTCAGGATTCTTTCTAGGTCTGCCCATAAATACCCTTAAAGGTTCGTTTAACTGATGCTGATGGCGTAGGTTTACCAGATAAGTTCCGGTAAATACTCGGTGATTTATGCTCTACGCAGGACTTACATATCCATCTGGTAGTGCCTCGAAGATGTTTAGTTATCCCACCTTCTAAGTCTCTTGTAGCTTGGCAACTGGTACAAAATTTAGTCATAGTCTTCTTTGGCAAGTAAATGCCTGAATATCCACCCTAAAGGCTCCTGCGAACTTACAGTCAGAAGCAATCCTAGATTCGGTCTGTATCCCACCGATATACCATCCAATTACACAAAGTAGGATGGCAACGATAGACTTAGACCACCAGAGATTTACTATATCAACAACTTTCTTTAGGTCATTGGTCATCTTTAACGAATACCCCTTCCTTATTGAGATAGCCTTTTCTGTCTTTTATTTCATTGTAGGCAGACTTAAAACATTGTTTAAGATCAACATCTTCAATAGCAGCGACCATAGTAAGACATACAAGAATATCGCCAAGTCCATCAA